GCGAGTGCCAGGCGGCGCAGATCATCGGCGGGCTCAAGCGCAAAGGGCTTGAGCTGGACGCGCAGAAGCTCGCGGCACAAAACGCCCGTCTGTCGCGGCTCGTCAGGCGGATGCAGGAGACGAAGGAGGATAAGCGGAATGCGGAAACTGATTCTCAGCGGAGACGATTGGTTTGAGCTGAAGCACACGCTGGAGCTGCTTGTGATCGTGACAAACAACGCGGCGAATGAGCACGAGAACATGGCTGCACACGCGCAAGTGGCGGAATTGTCTGAACGGTATGCAAACCTCGCAAAACGCGACAGGGAAAGGACGGAGAACTACAAGCGGCTTATGGCACTGGTAGAATCGGCAGAACGTCTGCAGGAGACGAAGGAGGAAACCAATGGATAACGGGAAGGTACACGTCGAGATCGGCATGGACGGCAAAAAAACGGTATCTGCGCTATCCGGCAGCGCGCTGGAACTGAGCGCTGCTGCCGCGCGAATCCTGAACATATTTTATGCCGCGTTCTGCCAGCGGGGAATAGGCGAGGAATTCAAGGAAACCATGCGCTACTGCGTGAACCGAGAGGACAGCCCGGTATGGAGGAAGGAGTTAGCAGAATGAGAACCAATCTTGCAGAGCGGCTCGGGTATGAGCCGGAGGAAACGACTGAGGAGCGCCGGGAGCGGCTGCGGGAAGAAGCGGAGGCCCGCAAGGCGGCGCGGCGGATCGTCAAGGGCCTGTGCCTTTGGGTGAGCGGCGC